GAGGAAGAGGAAGAGGAAGAGGAAGAGGAAGAGGAAGAGGAAGAGGAAATGGATCTGGTTTCTTTTAAAGAAATCTTTTCCACAGCAGAGCCTGTGGTCACTCCGGCTTCAGATGTTAAGGCAGAGACGCTACCTTTAGTAGTTAAGGTAGAACAACCTGTTATGCTTCAGACAGCTGCTAAGGCATTTATCTCGAACCAGCATAGAGCAACTAAGGCTCGTAAGTACCTCCCCACAAGAACCAGATTCTCTTGATTCTTTATGGCCACTATAAAAGATTTAGTTGACTTAAGAGGCGAGCCGTTCGTCAATGCCCCTGCCAAGCCAATCATCTATCAGGATGTTGAAGAGGATGACAAGGACGAGCTTCTTAACTATATCATCAATGAACTGGCAACTGAAAGGGGGTTCCTCGAACTTGGTCTTGACAGTGCCATTCTTGACGAGCAGTCCCCTGACGGTAAGTGGGAGTGGGCCCCTTTTCAGCTAGAGTACTTTGGCATTCCTGGGTGGTTCGCGTGTAACAAGTGTCGCCAGGGAGGTGGCTCTGTTATGCTTGCAGCGAAGTACTTTGCAAAAGGTATGCTTGCAAAGAACAACTACAATGGCATCTTCGTCTCTTACAAGAAGGAAGAAGCAGTTGGCAAGATCAACTACGTTAGGATGTTCTTACAGGCGCTGCCACCTCGTTTTAAAAAGAGAATCATTCGAGATCCTCACCACCTGATTGAGTTTGAGAACCACAACGGGACTCGCGTTAAGTTAACTTCACACGCGATGAAGCCAGTCCGAGGAACCAATGGAGACGTTGGTCTTGATGAGCTTGCTTTCTATGCGATCGCCAAGTTGATTTATAACTCGGCACTACCAGCAGTTGCCTCAGTCGGTGGAAACATTGACGTCATCTCCACACCATGGGCTAAGTCTGGAGTCTACTATGAAATCATAGCTGACAAAATGAGGTATCCAGACTTCACTCGTATGCCGATTATGTGGTGGCATGTTCCACGGTACTTGAAGCCTCAGTACGCTGACGATCATGATTCGTTCATTCGAGCTATTGTTGCAGCCGCTAGGCTAGACACAGAAGATCGTGTCTACCGGTTTGGAAATTCAAACATCCAGACTCAGTTTCAGAATATGGATATCGATACCTTCAGACAGGAGTTTGAAGGTCACTTCGTTGATGCTCAGGCTAAGTTCTTTTATAAGGATCTCATCCTTTCGTGCATATTCCAAAACAGAGCTGGACTCGATGAATACGCTCCAGAAGAAAAAGATTTTTCAATAGGAATCGAAGAGGCGCTTAAGGACGAAGACTCTCCAATCGAGGCGAAGTATGCTGGACGATCAACCATCGACGGAAGAATTATTCATTTTAAGAAGTACACTAATTTTGAAGAACTTCTTTCTGCCCGAAGAACTGGAGAAATTTCTAATAACCTCCTTGGAGCGGCAGATATTGGAACAACCATCCATTCCGCTCACTTTGTCATTCTCGAAGAGCTTATTCTACCCGACGGAGATACCCTCCAAATTGAAAGATTCTCCCTGAATAGAAGGGATTGGAAGCTGCCTGACCAGCAAGACTATTATGAAATGATGATGAGGAATGGATACCTCAGAAGGTTTGCTAGTGATGCCAATGGTATTGGTCTTCAAATGGCACAGCATTTTGAAAAACATTTCCCTAGAATCTATTTCAAGTTCAAGTCAGGAGGTAGTGCGGAGTTACGTGATGCAATCATGACAAATCTCAAGGCTCGCCTTGAAGCTATGAAGATTGCTCTTTACTCAGACAGAGTGACGATTGACGATCTTTATGCGATCGAAAGACGTGTCGCTCCAGGTGAGACCGTTAGCTACCATGCGGATGAGAAGAAGCGGCACCATGGTGACGCAGCCTGGGCAGTTGGAATGGCTTCGTTCCTTGGAACACCTTCTAACGAAAAGTCAATGACAACCCATAATCCTAATGATACTACTGTTCAGACGCCAGCTCCTAGTATTATCGATGGGCAGCCGATGAGAGCATCTGACATCATTAGCATGGTCAACAGTCACGGCCTTGGTCTAAGCTATTTTCCTGGCGACGTGTCAGTGCAGGATACATTCATCTCCGACTACGACAAGTGAGACCTATGAGCAGAATTCAAGCACTACTTCAGATTTGTGAAGCTGATCCAGACATTCCAGTAAAGTCTGATTTTTATGACTTCATCAATAAACGGTTCGGAGGTAACCTGCTTGGTGCTGAATTGGCTAAGGGCGTCTCCTCAGATGTGCCAGAGGTGCTTCACGGTCCGCAGATGTCGTTTCATGACGGAACAGTGTACTCATTCAATGAGGATTTGATTGGATCAAAGGCTCGCCCAGGTTTTTCGCCTAAGCTACAGGGTGAATCTCTTGAGACCAATCCGACTCAAAGTCTAAAAGACTATGAAGTTTCGAATACTGATTCCATTCCTCTTCGTATCTATCGTCAGATGTCTAATGACTCGACGATTACGATTGCGACGATTATCGTTCAGGGAATTATCTCTGGTCTTAAGTATCACATCTCTGCCCTTGATCCGATCGTACAGAGTGTTGTCGATCAGGCTTATAAGAAGACTCACGCTGACATCGTTCGTAACCTTGTTCGAACTGGTTTTCAAGATGGGTTTTGTTTCGGTGAAAAGATTTGGGAGCGCGAAACCTTTACCGTTAATAAGATCAACGAGAATGGTGAGAGCGAAGTTTTGTATCAGGGAGTGGGCGTTTCGCTGAGTCGAGTCAAGTGGATCGATCCTAGCGCTCAAATCAAGTTCTTTAAATCAAAGAAGACAGGCCAACTTGTTCACCTTGAGCAGCAGCAACAGGGCAAAACTATTAAGGTTCCCGCGAACAAGATTGTGTGGTTTGCCCTTGATAAGCAGTATGACAATATCTTTGGCCGAAGTCGCTACAAGGCAGCTTATCCATACTGGTACAACACCAAGATTGGGCAGCAGTGGTCGCTTAGACACTTGGAGAGAACTGGTGAGCCTATACTGATAGGTCGACACCCATCAGGCACATCACTTGTCAGAACAGATCCCACAAAACCGGAATCAGTTATCGCCAATAGTTCCATTATGCTGAACCTCCTTCGAGGTATGAAGTCAGGATCTCGAGTCACTCTGTCGTCGGATCGGGACAAGGAATCCAAGGAGTACGTTTGGGATGTCGAATATGTGGAGCCCAAGGAGTCTCATATTGATTCCTTCTTGAAGTGGGAAGATCAGAATGAGCATAAGAAGCTAGCTGCACTAGGAGTGTTTGCTTCTCTGGTTCTTCCTGGCTCTAACTTTTCTGACGCTGACGCCAAGTTAGATCTTTTGATTTCAATCCTTGAAGACTTGGTTTCTCAAATTGAGAAGGCAATTCGAAGTGATGTTATTGATCAGGCCATCTCCTATAACTTCGGGCCTGAATATATCAATCAGGTTGATTTCTCAATCGATCGTGGCGGGCTTGGCCGAAGAAACATATTGAAAGAAGTCCTCAACACTACGTTGCGAATGTCAGCATCTCAGGACGGCAGGTATCTAATTCAGTGGCCAGACATTCAGGCTATGCTGAAAGAACTTGGCATTCCAAGCGCTCCGTTTAAAAATCAGTTTACAGAAGACTCTTCTGTTAAGCTGAAGGGACAGACTCCACTTCAGGAGATGGAAGAAGATCGGCAGTCAAATGATGTCGCTAGTGGAACTCGACAACCTGATACCAGGGAGCGAGAGCGACCAGCGAAAGCAAGCAATGCAACGGAGATAACATGAGCAAACCGCCCAAAAATAATAAGCTAGAGAGTCCAGACTCTATTTTCTTTTTCGCCAGATTCAATGATGCTGTTCCGCTACAAGGGGAAGATCTTGTTCCTACTGAGAGGGTTTACGAGCTACCTGTGTTTCGAGAGGGCTCCTTTAAGCACCACTGGTATGGCGATCTTGAATTCGATTTAAGCTATCTTAACAAGATTGTTAACAATCACGCCAATAAGGTTTTAGGCGTTGAAGTCGCTTTCGATCGTGATCATACCCCAGAAGATGGGGCGTTGGCATGGGTACTCCCTAACGGTTTGTTCACTCGCCCGAAGATGTTGCCAGACGGTCGTATGGTTAATTTGCTTTACGCGCTTGTCAACTTCACAGAAGAAGGCGTTGAAAAGATCCTCCGCAAGAAAATGTTTAAGTACTTTTCGGCTGAGATCTCCGAGGACTATTCTACTCGTGAAAAGGAAACTCAGTCAGATGGTACGGTCATTGTTAAAAGCTATGGCCCTACGTTGATTGGAGGAGGGTTTACAAACCGACCTTTCATCTCTCATCTTGGAGCTGTATTCAATAAGCACCACACGTCTGAGGTCGGCTTAAATGATCTTGGCAAGTCAATCGATGTTGTTGTCGATTACGCCAATGACGAAACTGATATTGATTTGGCATTCGCAGCCTATCGATTTTCTGATAAAGGGCCCTCTCAAAAACTGGAAGAGCCTGATGTGGTAGTAAGTACTGTTGACCACACGAAAAAAGATGAAGTTGAAAATCAAACTAAAGTCATCGAAGATGAACCCGTACTATTTGGTCTAACTAAAGAAGGAGACAACATGAAGTTCAGTGATTTTATTGCAAAGATGGCCGTTATTCAGGGAAACAAGGAACGATATGAGTTCGCCCTTGGTATGCAGTCGTTTCAAGATCCTAACGAGGAAATGATTCGTCAGAACATCCTCAGTGCAGAGGAGCGAGCCTACAACTCGCATCGCCTGGCTGAAGAGGCAACTCGAGAGGCGAATCTTTTCAAAACGCAGGCTGAGCGCTTGAGCGAGGAGAACATCACGTTGTCGCGCCGAGTGCTTGAAGCCAATGAGGTTTCGTACCAGAGTCGCGTTCAGTCGTTCTCGACAGGGCTTCTCAATGACGGTCACTTTCCAGCCGTTGTCAATGAAGTTAAATCTATTCTCCTGTCAGTAACAGCTGAAGAGCGAAAGGTGTCGTTCTCGACAGGTGGTGAAGAGAAGTCAGATCTTATGTCTATCTTCAGCAAGGTCTTCTCCAAGTTGCCTAAAGAGTACAAGGTTCCAGAACCGTCTGAGGTTGTTGAGACCAAGCCAGAAGGTGAAGATCCCGCACCTGCTCCTCAAGAGCCAGTGCAACTCTCTGATACCGATCGGAAGATTGAAGCTTTCAGGAAGTTGTACAATCAGGAGCCAGACGCTTCTCTTCTTGATTTCCTTCGAGAAGATGGATCGGTAGATCTGTCAAAGATTTTTTGAAATCAAATTGACAGTCATTTAGTCAGAAGAGAACATCAAACGAGATAAGTTGAATTTAAGGAGATAACATGGCTACTCAGAGCGGATACCAGGGACTTGAAATTGGATCGGACACACCAGATCACGTGCTGTTCATTACATCAGGCCAGTCCACTAAGACAATTACGATTGACACTACGGCGCGAGACGTAGGCTCTCCACTTGGTTCGACGTTCCTTCGTCAAGGACTTGTACTTGTACCAATTACGGCTACAGGTCGCTACAAGCATTTTGATGAGGACGCGCTTGACGGCACGGAGCTTCCCGACAACGCGGTCGTGTTGAAGCAACTCATTCAGATCGGAGACAAACCATGTGTCGCCGCTGCATGGTCAGCTGGCAACTTCAAAGCTAACATGCTCTATGTTGGAGCTGGGTTTGATTGGTCTGCCGTTCAAAGGATTGTTCGACACACTACATGATCTGACAATCGAGTGAGTGGTCGATCGTTAAGCTAACTAAACGAAACAAAGATACGAGGATAAAATGTACAGAGCGCATTTCAGTTAAGTTTTCGGATGTTGAAAGACATCCACTGTTTGAAGTCAAGAATGTCGACACAGTGTTGAAAGGATTTCATGTCCGTCAACGAGTTGATATTTTTGCTCAGATCATGCCACTTGTTAATGTTCAGGCCGACAAGGTGGAGATGGACATCGACAAGGCAAAGATGGGCGGCATGACTCCCACTGTGGCACGCGGAGCTGAAACGCCCGTCTTCCGACAAGGTGGACGCGGAAAGCTCGCCTGGGAGTCGGCTGAGTTTCGTGAAAAGGTCGTCGTTACCGAAGACGACATTGTGAAGCTTCGTAAGCTTGGTACAATGAACGAGCTCTTGCAGGCACGTGACGTTCTTGACAAGGACTATCGAAGTATTTCGGATCGTCTAGCTCGACGTATTGAATGGATGCGTCGACAGACCCTGTTCGACAATCAGGTTGTTGCCCCAGACCAGAACGGTGTCATGGTTAATCTTTTGACGATTAACCACCCATCGTTCTTGCGACCAACCTTTGGAACTCTGTGGTCGGACACGGTCAATGCAGATCCTATGGACGATATGCAAATCATCGTTCGCGACTTCTTGATCTCTTCGTCCTACGACGCGGCATCTGTCTGGACCCCAATCGATGCTCTTCGCATCGCTGGTAAGACTGCTAAGTTCCAGGGGTATGCCCAGAACAATCTTCAGGTCTTCAAGGGGACTCAGAAGGAGGTTGCAGGTATCATCAGCTTGTACATTGCAGGGGTCACTGTCGAAGAGAAACCTCAGCACATGCCATTCACAAGCTCGATCATTGCAGACGCCGCAGCAGGGCAGCCAGCCGTTGTGCTCGAAGATGTTGAGCAGCTCGTGGCAGGAGATAAAGTTATTATCTCTAACTTCACCAATCAGTGGCAGTACACCGTCCTCAGCGTGGCAGGCAATACGGTGACATTCACAAGCAACCTCACCGACGCGGTTGAAGCCGGTTTCATGACTATGTACAGCAAGTCATTGATTCCTACAGATCGTCTTTTGGTGATCGGCAAGGCAGCAACTCCTATTGACATGACTGGCTCTGAGCCAGGTGCGGAGCGTGGCTTGGAGCATATCGACAAGCCCTTTGATGTGTGTTCAACTCTTTCGGGTTACACGAACTTGAACAATCGACAGCCAGGTTTGTTCTCCAAACTCCGTGACCTTACAGATGGAGATCCTCCGTCCATTGAGCATATCATTGGTATCCGAGCACTCCCACGAGTTCACTATATCAATTCGTGGATGGCTCCCAAGTACATCTGATCAGAGGCAGATTCAAAGCGGGCGAAAGCCCGCTTGATTTTTATTTTAGACTGGAGAAGAGATGATGAAGAAAATTAAATGTTTGAGAGTCTCGAGCGAAGCTGTGATGGCAGGTGACTTTGGATCGATGAATCGTGGTTTTGAGATTATGCCAGACCACCCACTCTTTAACGTGATTGTTAGTCGGAGTGGATATCACGAGCCTGGTGAGAAAAGTCCCAAGCCGTTCGAGGCTGTGTACGAAGAGTCAGCTTCGAAAGAGCAAGAGAAGACAGATGCTAGTGATCCAGGTCACACCACTAAGGATCTCGATCCTAGTGAGCCAGATACCCTGGCTAGTGGCGAATCAGATGATTCAGATGACGCTGATGACGCAAGTCAATCGAGTCGTCGCCGTAAGCGACGTTAATGAGTTCGTCTAAAGCAAGACATGTCTAAGGACATATGCAGGGTCAGAGCTGCACTCATTTTAAAAGGAGGTAGGTATGCTAGCACTTATTCAGGAAATCTTTGAAATCATTGGCACGTCTCATGATGTCATCGAAAGGGTGATTGGGTTTAGACCTATCGACATCGTTGCAATCATTTTCACAGTGACTTTGATCAACAGCATCTTGCGTATACGGGTTTTCTTTGAAGCAAAGCACACAATCATTCTGTCCCTGATTTGTCTATTTGTTTCAATCGTATGGGCCGCCATTTCAGTCCACGACATGGAGGGAGCCGCTTACGCAAAGGCTGTCTTTTCATCCGGCTTTAAACTGGCATCTGTAGCTACTTTGAGTTACAACATTTTCAAGCCAGTCGCCAAACCAGCCGTTAACAAATTCTATGCGTGGCTGCGAAGCAAAGGCATTGAAGCTCCAGAGGTAGAAAATGACAATGAACGTTGAAAAGGATCTCATTGAGATCCGAGATGGAATTCGAGAGCTATCCAGATCACTTGGATCTATCCAGATTAAGATCTCGGAACTTGATGTTAATCGCAATCATCAGGTTCAGAACTCTGATAAGTTAGAGGCCAGAGTCAAGGAGCTGGAGCTTAATCTTCGCACTATTGAAAATAGGATTACTTGGTTTACAGGAGCAGTTGCTGTTGTCTCCAGTCTCTTGATTCAAATATTATCATGGCTAATGAAAACAGTCGCTTGAGACAACTATGAAATTGAAAGATTTTTTGACGGTCAATAAGTATCGACTCATCTCCTTTGCAATCCTGTTGGTCGCCGCCTTGGTCGTGATCTTACTGTTCGCATCCAATCAAAGTACTCGCGACTACTTCTTCACAAAATACCAAGGTGTCCTTCGTTGGAGGAACGATCTGCTTGTTGACGAGATTGACACCATGGCTAGAGATAAACATGCCCAGGGCCAGATCACAAAAGAAAAGCTTGATGACATTGAAGAGCAGATCTCTTCAATCAAAGAGGAGCGTGAAAGCAATGACGATTTTATCGAGACGATATCTTATCGCGAGCTTAGTGATTTGCTTGGTTCTCTGGTCAAGTGATGTTTCCGCTCAATCCTGTGCATGGGTAAATGATTCCTCTGGTCGAGTTCCAGACGTCATTAAGGTAGACGGGGAAGTCTTTTTTTTATTTTCAGAGAGCAGGGCCAGGGAAACAGCTCGTAGACTTAAGAACTACGGCCTCCTTGAAGAAGAGCTGGCCCTCACTCAGCAGAGTATTGATCTCCATAAATCCCTGGTAAAAACCACCGAGGAGATTTGTGCGTCTTCGAAGCGAATGCTTGAGCTTGAGAGAGAAAGCTTTAAGAAGCTTTCTGAGGTATTTGAAAAAGCACCTGCGCCAGCATGGTATGAGAATACATCTGTTGCCTTTCTCTTTGGAACCTTAACTGGCATCGTTACTGCCAGTGTCATATTTTGGATAGGATCTAAATAACGTTAAGTTAGCTTAAGGCTTCAGATGATTTACACTACAGTTGAAAAGGTTGTTGCGGTTCTCTCCACATCTTCTGGCTCGAAACGAGTTAGAACCTCGAGTACCGCATTGAAGAATGTAAAATCATCTCATGTGCCGGCGGGTGAACTTAGTCGAC